GTAATCATTTTTTCTTAGTTTTTTTCTTGTAAGGTTTTGCTGTTTTCGCTGCCCGTTTAAAGTTAGCGGCGGTGGGAGCACCCTTAGAACCCACCTTTCTCATCTTCTCGCCAGAGCCAGCTTTGATGCGTTTTCTCTTGGCGTGTATATTTGCGTAAAGACCTCTCTTAGCCATTAGATTTTTTTACCTCTTTTCTTAACAGGATAGCCAGCTCCGGGATTATATAGTACTCTTTTGTACTTCTTACCATAACCGTCTACATCTTCGTAAACTTTTACTGGAGTACTTGGACCATCATTTAGAGCTAGCTTCTTAAGCTTCTGTCTTTCGGGAATCGAACTGGTTTCTTTACCAGTATCGAGATCGTATGTTTTAGCCATTAGCGTTTTTTACCTTTGTGTTTGCAGCCACACTTGCTGCCTTTTTTGTGTGCCATGTTAGCATTTCCATCGTCGCATAGCAAGTGCCTTACGTGTAGGCTTGCCGTTTGGTTTCTTCATCGGACCTTTCATTCCTTTGAATCGTGCACAAAAAGATCTTTTGCGTGGACCACCTCCGGGCTGTGGAGCCTTGAGATTGGAGCCAGTAGCTGCGTTATACTTCTTTCTACCGGCTGCTGTGAGACCTCCCTTACGGCTTTTGTGCTTGCCCATTTTAAGGGATACGTTTTTCTTTTTAACCGCCATGATATATCTTCATGTGTTGATTCTGATACTGTGGTAAGTTTTGTTCATACTGTTGTTTTAACCACGGTACTTCTAGCTCAGTCGTATTACGATTGAACGTGTATGGTGAGACGTCTGTTACCTCACCTTCCTCTGTATAGAACTGACCCGGGCCAGCATGTGCAATCATAGGATTGATTTGCATTTGCTGTGCAAGTGGTACAGGTAATCCATGTATGTCAGGATTATATTCTCCAGCATCATAGAGTTTACCTCCAGTCTGCATGTAAGCTCTTCCTTGACCGTCTAAAAAGAAACCACCAACGGTTACATAATTCATGATAGATGGGTCAGGTTCACCGTCAGCTAAGTTAGCTAGTTGCTTACTAGGCATAGGTGATTTACCGGGTAGGTAGGGACTTGATGGTACTCCATCTTTACCCGGTGCTTTGACTGGTCTGTTAGGGTCATCTTTAGGAAGAGGATCCGCCATAGCTAGCCCCGGCTCTCCTCTGCCATATATAGATAGTATTAGATCCTCTTGGTAAGCCATTACTTTTTCTTCTTTCCTAGAATTTTATTACGTACTGCTGGTGGTAGTTTAGACATACCTTTGTTCATTGCTTTCTTCTTTGGTGGTCTACCTTTCTTACTTCCGTAAGTACCCTTACCCATTGGCATTTTTTTTTCTCCTAAAAATTAACGTTTGGTGATCTTTCTAATTTTTCCATAACATCCATACGGTATGCTGGATCTTCGTCGTAACGTGGGTCAGCCATAGCTCTTACAACTTCCTGTTGACTACGGAACTGATCGCTACTTTGCTTTGGTGGTTTACCTTGTACCATCTTTCCATCATATCCTACTGCATCATTGTACGCATAGCCTAATGCTCTGACTGCAAAGAATGCACCTAGTGGATCTCCTTTAGCCATGACAGCATCGAACATTTTAATCTCTTGTTCATTAAGAGCTCCTTGTGCCCATTGTATCATGTTTGCGTAGTTCTTTTCTCCGCCTACTATACCTTTGAGTTCTTTAATATCTGCTTCAGTAAAGTCTCTGTTTTGTGGCTGTTCTTTTGTTACAGAATCTCGATACTCAAGGTGCATCTGTGCAAGTTCATCTACACTCATCTTGCGTAGTTTGTCTAGAGACTCTTGGGTGTAGCCTTCTTCTGTTCCAGCTTCTTCCCATAACTGATCGAGAATGTTAGTTTCTACTTCTTCAGTTGCAGCCTCTTCCTCTTTTACTTCTTCTTGTGCTGGCTCTTCTTCTTTTGTGTTAAGCTTTTGTTGTAGCTCAAGATAACCTTTCTCTAGCTCTTCAGCGTTTTTATACTTACCAGCTAGTAGGTTGTCCTGAGCTTCTTGCATCTGCTCACCAACTTTTAAGGAGTCCTGTTCTTCAGCAGAGAGATTTTCTATACTTGTCTTCTCTACGTTAGGCTCCATTGTTAATGTTTCTGCCATTTGTTATTATTGTGGTGGTTGTTGTTCTGGTGTTGGTTGTTTACTTGGATCTAGTATTGGTGCTTTTAGTAGAGCTGGTGTAGCATCAATAGCTTTCATTTCAGCTTCTTGTTGTGCTGCTTGCTGCTGTTCTTGCTGCCTTTCTTCCACGCTCTTCACAAGATTAAGTACGTCTATACCTTGTGCAGCTGCTAGTCTTTTAATAACCTCATCCGGATTTATATATTGCATGATAGCATCTGGTCCCATTGTCTGTGCAATCGTTGACAAGAAGCCACCTAGTGCTTGTACGTCCTGACCTCTACCTAAACTATTGATACCAGCTACGATAATAGGCTTAACCATACCTTTTGGTATACGTGGTATCTCGCCTGTCTTCTGGAATATGCTAAGTTTTCTGTTGAGATAAGGTACGAGGAACTCTATAGTTAACAACCCGAACAGTCCGCCGAGCTGTTGTTCTAGTTCCATTTGTGTCATGCGTACTTCTTCTGCGGTTGTACGTTCTGACTGCCGAACTGACAGGATAAGGAACGCTTCGTTCAATCGCTTCTCGAGTGTCTGCATGTGCTGCAATGCCGTAGCAAAGTCAGCTGTCTTACCGACTTGTACCACACCTATATCATCAGGTCTACCTTGTACGATAGCTCCGTTGCCAGCTGCTGCTAGCGTTGATGGTTTAGTTGTAGATGATGGTGATACAGTAAACACAACCTTGGCTGCTGCTGCACTACCTTCTACGATAGCTTGTGACAATGCTTCAAGAGACTTAAGATCTCCGATGAATTGTCCTACTCTACCTCTACCATATGCTTCTCCATCTACTGTATTGAATCGTAGTGGTAGCCATGGTGTACTATCTATTGGTGCTTTACCTTGTGATCCGGGTATACGTTTATCGTGTACCTCTTGATGCCATACAAATCTGTTGTTGTCACGCTTGCAGTGCGTGTAGACATCACATTCTTCTTCCTCTTCGTCCTGATCCATTACCATTTTTTCTGGCATGATCTCGTAGTAGGAAGGGATAAGATCTTTATTGATCCTTTCTTTTGTGATAATTTCAATCACTTGGCCGTTGCCATCTCGTTCTATTACGTAGCGGTTAAGAGGATATAACTTCAGTCCTGTCTTGCCCATAAAGATAAGAGCATTACCACCTACAACTAGATGTTGTAATGCTTGGTGTATTACTACACGATCATCTGATGCAGCGATAGCGTCAAGAATAGTACGCTCTATCTTTGCAAAGGATAAGTCAAGTTCTGATTTTATTTCTGGTCCAAACTCTTCACCCAACTGTGATTCATCTAGCTGTAGCTTGAAGAAGCTAGTCTGTGGAGGTACGAGAGATAGCGATAGCTTTGATGCTAAGGCTACCACTCCTTTAGCCCCCACGGACTGCCAAGGTGTCTTCAGTTGTTTCATACCTTTTTGGTAGTCTTCGTGACCACGTATAAGATATGGTAATGTAAGTTTAGTTGCGTCTTCCGCTTCGGTCAAAAACTGGGAACGATCACTGGATAAATTATCATACCTAGATTTTGCTGTCATTGTTTATGCTGCTATTGTCATTCGTTGAGGTCGTTGGAATGTTCTTCTAAAACCTAATTTGTTTTGTTTCCGTCCTCGTAGTTTAAATCTGTAATCAGGGATTCTAAATTTAAAACCTTTCAGAGCATCGTTAAAACCTGAGTCGGTATAACCGCTGCCTGTGGTTGTACTTGTGCCTGTACCTGTACCTGTACCGGTTCCAGTACCAGTACCCGTACCCGTACCAGTACCAGTTCCTGTACCAGTTCCCGGACCAGTATAAGGAGAAGGTACTATACCACTTTTAGGAGGAGTTCCTGTTTCTGTACCTGTACCTGTTTCTGTCTCTGTTTCTCCTGTTTCTGTCTCTGTTTCTGTAGCTATATTATTATTATTATTATTTGATGAGGTAGTAGTAGTACCTTTACCGCCACCTACATTTAAACCTGTTACACCTTTAATAAGTGTACCCGGTGTTGGTCCTCCTTGACCAATACCTAGAGTCTCTGCGAGCTTTCCTCCTGTTTTGGACGTTACTGATTTAGGATCGGTAGCATTACCAGCAATATTCTGTACAAATTTTGTCAAACTCAAAGCATCAAAACCTTGGCCTTGAGGTAGATCAGTATGTATATCTCCTTTATAATTTTCCATTGCTACATCTGTTGCCATATTAGATCCAAAATAATTATATAAGGATCCCATTATACCCCTCTGTTCTTTATTCAGACCTTTCATAGTGGGAGTTGCTGCAATCTTGTTGCCTTCAGCGTCTACTCCTGTTCCATCTTGAAATGCACCAGCTATCTTATCTCCTAGATTACCTATGCCTTGCTCTGCTTGATAACCAAAACGTGATAGTGTCGCAAGGCCGGGATCTTTACCTATATTATCAGCAAAATCAGATATTGCTTTTCGAGTAGAAGCATAATCACCAATCGTCATCTGACCTATATACTTATTAAGAGTATCTTTAGTTAAACCTACCTGATCTTGAAAGTTTGAAGGAAGTCCATACCCTTCACCAAGCTTTTGTGCAATCGCACTATTCTCAAGAATGCCAAGACCTTTCTGTGCTATACTTGTAACATCTTGTGGGTTTGCATTTGCGAAAGCGTTAAGTCTAGCATCTAGTTTTGATTCTTTCCCAACGGGTTTTGCATCTCTGATGTCTTTACGGATTCTATCGGCAGCGATTACATCTTTGATGTCCTTTTTTAAAGTTGACTCTTGTGGACCTTTATACAGTGCTGACTTATCCTTTTCACTATACTGTCTGCCAGTAATGTCTTGGTTGTATCTTGTATTAAGGCTTGCCATATCTTTACCTACAGCACCGACTAAACCTAGTAGTTTTCCCGGAGTCTTTGTAGCTTGATCGACCATAAACTTAATAGGAGCAGTGTTTCGTTGATAAGAAAGTTTATTAGCTTCTGCTTGTTTCTTGCCTTCTGCACTGATACCAAATGCTCCCTCTGGAGCAGATTTAAACTTTGATATATCTCTCTTCTCGTTAAAACCATACTTTATATAATGACGTCGAGCTGCCGCTTTGTCTGTACCAAAAGCATCTCGAAGATCTTTGTATCGGTTTAGATATGACTCGGCATCAAATTTTTTGAGGTTTATAGATAGCTGCCTTTTTCTGTCTGCGGCTTGCTTTCTTTTAAATGCTTCTGCTTCTTTAAAAGCTTTCTGCTCTGTCTTTTTATAATTACTCGGAAGGTTTCCAATCTTTCTCGGAGCTCCTCTGTATGACGAGGCTGTTTTAGGTGTGTACTTCTTCTTCTGGGTAGGGTTTCTTTTCTGACCTCCGCCAGTGCCTGCCCCACCTCTTCCTCTAGGACCAGTATTGGTCTTCTTTGTAGTAGTCTTCTTTTTACTCGGAGAACCTCCGCCAGATTTCTGACCACCACCAGCAGTACCTTTACCAGCTTTACCTGAGCCACGTTTATTACCGCCGCCTTTATTACTGCTGCCGCCTCCAGTACCACTACGTGTTCCGACGCCTTTGCCTCGTTGTTTACTTCTAGATTTCCTAGCCATTATTCTTCTTTACTGATTCGTTTGTTATACCACTCGACCACCGAGCGTTGACCGGCTAAGTACATGACTTCGCCGATGCTTTGCTTCGGATGTGGATTAACAGGTGGGAAGTTATCTTCTAGCTCTGCTTGTATAGAACTAATGGTTGGTCCGATGATGGACTCAAGCATATTGTGGGAGGTTGGTGTTTGCATGTTCAAAGAACGCTGGCATACGAGCTGCTTTTGTGTCAGAAAACTGTGGGGCTTTACCCTGATACATTAACTGATCGCTCGCATCCAGCCAAAATTTTTTCGCTAAATATTTATCAGTGTTGTTTTCTTTTAAGGGTTGTAGTACCCATTGTATAGTTGCCTTCCGAAGCTTATCCAAAGAAGAGCTAGGAACAAGACCCAACTCAGCACATACGAGACTATTTGTCGCAACGTGTATTTGTTCATCTCTGGATATATCAGCTGATACTGTTCTGAGAGCAGCGTCACCAAGAAAGCGAAACATAGGAAGTAGAACAAAGAATATAGCTCGCTCTGCAACGAGTGCCTTTGTGATAGTATGGTCAGGGTGTGCAATCCAAGCATCTCTTAACCTCTTCGCTTCCAGTTCGGATTGTAGATCAGCACCGTGGGCGTCAACAATGAAGCCCAAAGCGAGATCATGTTTAATCTCGTCTTGTACGTTTGACTCAAGAAGTGACCTCGCTGCTTCCGGGACTTCTTTCTCCAGACCTTGAGAAATAAATTCTCCAACTGGTAGCTCCATATGACGTATTGCGAGTGCACGCTTGATGGTTTCTTCAGCACCTTCTTTTAATACTCCTTTG